CGTACACTGAGGCTTGAGCCTGCCCTGCCCCAGACCTATCACCCTGACGCCAGCCACGTCCATCGTGAGCGTGGAAGCCGCGATCAACGTCTCAGTATGGCCGGGCATCAAATAGACGGTATCGTTCTCATCGGCAGTACAAAGACCGATCGCATAGTCAAGAGTGGCAACCGGCTTATCCGGGCTGGTGCCATACCCGCCGGCATCGGTCCCGGTGCTAGCATGAACATAGATTCTTGCACCAGTTCCTTGAGACATATCTTCGACAGCAAACAAACCACCGACGGATCGGCGAACAAATAAAGCAGTTCTTGCAAGAGCCATTTCGGTTTTCCTTACGAAAGTTGGTGGTGGTAAAAGCCCCGGCGGTGTTGTTTCACCGCCGAAGGTAACATTCACAATTGCTACGAGATGTAGGTAGCAGTCAGTCCTGTGTAGGCGTTCTTCGCGCCGTAGCGGATGTAGGTCACGGCAACCTCATCGTCATCGTGCTGGCAGTCGATGTAAGCCGTGACATACCGGAAAGCCAAGCCGGCGGCCCGACCAATCTGCATCACGTCTTCAGCACTGACTTCCAACACCGCATAGTCGCCAATGGCATTGCACAACAAAGCGCCAGAGGTTTTGATTTCCAAAGCGTCAGAAGCGGCGTCATCCGTGGCGGCATAAATCGAAAGCTTGATCAGGCCAGTACCCCCTAGCACGCCTTGCACAGCGACCACAGCGAAGCCTTCGTAGTCTCGTAGGTCTTTCCATGTCGTGTCAGTTGCACCGGCTTTTACCGATTGCTCGGTTGCATTGCTGGTCGTCATGTGGATGAACGACTCGATCTTACAGTTGGCAAAAAGTTTTTCTGTTGAAACAGCAGTAGCCATATCTAATTCTCCTTGTGGTTAGGCTCGCTCGTTGAGTGTGACAAACGGGGAAAGAGTGTTGGTTGAGTTCTTCGGGGTGAGGGCAGAACGCCACCAACAACGGCCACCGTTGCGCAACCAGAATTTGAAGGTTCGCTCGTGGTTGACAAACCGAACGTGAATCGACTCGGCTGACTGCAACGATTCCAGAGTGCCTTCAAGATATTCCGAGAAGTTGACGAGCATAATGTCGCCCTTATCGCCGAGTGTTTCGCAATACTCGGTTAGAATCACCGGACGACCGAGAATGGTATCAGGCTCGCCTTCGCGGGAGTTGACCTGCCACAGGGGGACGCCGCCCGTGCCGATCGGCATGACGAGGCTCATCAGGCTCGGCAACGTGTCGTGATTCGCAAGCCATACGGCGGTGCCATAACGCCAGCAACGCGAACGCATCTTGATGAGATTTTCGTAGACGATGCTGTCGGCGTCCTGGCCGGTTTCCTTCGTGATGGAAACCAACGCGGGGGAAATCATAATCCCCTCGAACTCACCGACGCCGGTTCCATTCAGCCGTTCGTCGATCAGATGACTAGTAAACTGATCGCGGAAACCAGCTTCCAAAATCGCGGCAAACGACACTGGAGAATCGGTCAAAACTTCCTCCGTCGCGTATGCCAGCCCAAATAGACTGTGGGCAGTCAGCGCGATCTTTTCCATTGACATACGCGATGCTGCTTGCGTCTGCGTTTCCGCCCGGCGGCAGACAGTCAATCCACCCGATACACTGGTCGAGTGGCTTTTGTCAACGCGAGCAAGCACTTCGACCCGTGGCGTTGTCATTGGAATCTTAGTCACCCTGCCGCCAATTGGGTCTTCCTCCGGCGTCATTTGCATGAGTTCCGGCGCGAAGCCAACGGGGACCAGGAAGCCGCCGTAGGGATCGGCGTATGTGCCCTGTTCGTCACTGCCCGCCGTCGCAAGGAATTTCAGCCGCTCATCGCGGGCCTCGGCGGACGGACGGTCGGCGTTTCCGATGACAGAAGTCAGAAATTCGCGGGGCGACTTAAATCCCTTTTTGGGATCGTCCTCGAAAGCGGACTTGACATTTCCGATATGGCCGAGGGGATCGTCGACGTCGAAGCCTCCGACCTCAATCTGAGTCGAGTACCCAGACAAGCTCACTTCCCTGTCGATAGCAGCGGCAGTCGTTGCCAGATCAACCGTGTTAGCGTCGAGGGTAGTTTTTTCCTCGGCGGAGACCTCGCGGTCTTCTTTGTCAGCCGCGTCGAGAATGGCCTCGGATGATGTAACGAGGGCCTTTTTACGGGCCTCCAACTTAGAAAGTCGACGATTCATGGCGATCTACCTTTCGTGTTGCAGTTGAACGACTTACGTCGCGTCAACCCGCCGCAGCGTGGTAGATCGCAGACCAATAAAAAAACGACGGACGAAAAACTAACCTCCTGGGTTTCAACCAGGGTGTTGGCTTCTCGCCCGCCGCAGCGTAACGGATAACCTAAATTTTAAGCACTTTGCCGCCGGCCGCCGTAGCGTGTCGGTCAGCAACAACGATCAATATACCAGATAATTTTTACTTGTCAATTTTATTTTTCTAATATCTCATCAAATCAAGCCGTTGCCTTGCGGCCCTGGTCGATCGTCGAACCTTACCGCCAGCCGCCAGCCGTGCGATTGTCTCCTCGATCGTCTCGATTCTGTCCACCATTCCTGCTACCTTGGCATCCTTCGCTCGGAGCATGCGGCCTCCGCCATAGTCCGATCGCACCTTGGCCACCGTCGTGCCTCGATTGCGGGCGAGGTCTTTTAGGAATTGCTCATAGATCGCATCCACCTGGGTTTGCAAATAGGCCAAAGTCTCATCGGATAAAGGCTCGTTGCTGTTCCCTTCCACCTTGTAGGGGGCAGCGTGGATGTACGTCACCTTGACCCCAAGCTTCTCATTCAGCGCCGACAGGTCCGTGTGGGTCGCCACAACTCCCACAGAGCCAACCCAGCCGCTTGGCGTGACGACCAGCTCATCAGCCGCCGAACCGATGTAGATTGCTCCTGATGCCGCCTCGGGGTTTGCGGAGGCAACGATCGGCTTGCGGCCGCGAGCGTTGAAAATCTTGTCGGATAGTTCCTGGGTGCCGAACACCTCGCCACCCGGGCTGTCAATGTCCAACAGGATAGCGCCGACAGATTCGTCGGCCATGAGCCGGTCGAACTCCCGGCCGATCCGATCGGTGGACGTGCCGCCGCTCGATTCCTCCATCATGCCGATCCGTTTGGCCAGAGTCCCAACAATCGGGAGGATTGCCACTGACCGCTGCATGGTCGGTTTCCGCTGTTGGGCCGATTCGGCCATTGCGGCCTGGATTGTGGCTGCGTCGGCCCGGATTCCGAACGAGCGATTTGTCACGACCTGTCGGATAGCTTCGAGCTTCTCCGGCCGGATCAAGTGGGGCTGATTATAAACACGGGCAAGGATGTTGTCATAATTCATCGAAAAACCTTTCTCGTAATTGTTGGTTGTGGATGTTAGCCAGTTCATTCCCCCATCGTTCAAGCACCTGGGGAACGTCAGCATCGTCTGCAAACAGTTCCGAAATATCTTGCGGCTCCTGCAAAAGCGATGCTAGGCAGGAAGGACCATGCTCAATTCCGGTGTCGGCGAGCCAAGCCGCACAGATCGGGTCAAGCACTTTCTCGGCGTAGGCATGGTGCTGGCGGTAAAACTCACCGCCCCATTGCCGCCACTTGTCACGATCCTCTGCCGCTTTGTCCGCGCGGACACTCAGACCGCGAACCTCATGGGCCGCGATTCGTTTGGCAGCCTCTTCAAGCAGGATTCCAAACACCTCTTGTTGCGCGGCTTTTCGTTTTTTGTAGGCCGTATCGTCGTCGTCTTCTGTGGCTTGCTTCTGTGGCGGTTTCGGCGTACCCTTACCCGGCTGGCCGCCTTGCTCGTTTTCATCCGGGCCGCCGCCAGCCGGTTGCATGTTCAATGCTTGGCGAAGGCCATCGCCGCCAGGCAATGGGTTTTTGTCTTCGAGTATCCGGGCCTCGTTTGGTTCGATCCATCCGCCCTGAATCCCGATGTTGTATGCCTCATATCGACTCTTCATGTCACCACGCAGCAGAGCATCGAGGACAATCTTCGTGTAATGCGTCCTTGGATTTGCAACCAGATCGCGGTTACAAGCCTGCTCAATTCGTACAGCCAGCGGGTTTAAAGTATAAATCACGTACTCTAACGATTGTTGTTCGACGCTGCTTCCCAGCGGCGCAGTAGATTTTATCCCGATCATGTGTGGCACAACACCGAAGAATCGACAAATCTCTTCCGCACCAAAACTACGAGCCTCTATCCACTGGCTATCACGGTTGGTCATGCCGATCTCACGCAACTCCATGTCGTCTTCGAGAATTGGAGGATTGCCTGCATTTTCCGGCCCGGCATGAACAGCCCGCCAACCTTCCCGAAAATTAAACCGAGCCCGCTGCGTCCATTTTCGACCGGCTGGCCGCTTAATCCAAAATGATGGCAGACCACCGTTTTTGAACAATGATGCCCCGTGTGTTTCCTGAGCAATCGACGAGCCGATAGAATTGCGAGCATACTCCAAAATACTAACGCCGGTAATTCCGTTGATCGACATTCCGCGAACATGAAGTAATTCTTCCTGGCCGAATGTTCGCGGCTCTCCCGCCGGCCGACGATATTTATATTCCAATGCTCCGCTCTCTTTTTGCTTGACAGACATTCGATCAGGATTAAGTGGTATCAGTTCCATCCCGTCGTAACTGCCAACAATGTGGCAATAGAAATTGCCACGCAAACATAGATGAACGACACACATTTCTTTCCATTCCATCGGCGTCTGCCAACTGTTGGGCCGATCGTGCAATACAGACCAGAGAAAATTGTCAGGCGCAATTTCCTTTGATCGAGAAGCGACTTTTTTGTAAACGCGAAAAGGAAGCTGCCCGAGCGATTCTCGCAATACACGAATGCATCCGTACACAGCAGAGACAGCCAGCGCTTTGTCAGGCTTGACGACGATCCCCGCCGTTGACGGCGTACCAACTGGTGCATACCAGAAATCAGACAGCGGACCATAGTCGGCCGACATCCGCGACGGGAGCATGGCAGACAACACTTGCGCAATCATGTTTGACTCCTAATGATTATTATTCCAAGAGCAATGAAGACGATGCCTACTGTAAATAAACCAAGTGACGGCGAAATCAGCCACGCACTGAGCCCCATAGCAGCCATTCCGGCAACAACAAATACATTTGCGATTACACTACGCATAGACACCTTCCTCTTCCTCTTCTGATTGTGGCTGCTCTTCATTCGCACCAACCTCGTTGGCATACATAACGCCTTGATTCTCATAGGCCGACGGTTCTCGTGGCCCGGACATTTCACCACGCAACGCCATGATCCCAGCGACGATTCCATCAATGGCCCGGATGTCGCCTGCCTTTGGTTTTACTGGCCGTTTGTCGTTGTTCGCGTTTACCTTGATGCTTACGTGCCCGGCCTGCCACGTCAGTATCGGGTTGCTGTTGTGTCTCATTTTTCCAGACATAATTAGCCGTTCGTATTCAGACGTTGGACCGGCGAAGTGAAGCATGGTTTGCGGGAACTCGACTGTCTCAATGTCCGAGTATTCCTCTTCGATCCATTGCGCGGTTTCCTTGGCGTACATCGCATCAAAGGCAAAACGCTCTACGGAAAAACGGTCAAAGATTTCCGCAATGTCTCGACGAATAATTGAATAATCAATTACCGAACCAGGTATGATGCGCAGATGACCAGACGCGACCCATGCGTCGTAATCAATCAGCTTTCGTCTTTCTTTGATTGTCTCTTCTGGCAGCCAGAACCAAGCAAGCTGCCGGTACAGATCGAGGTCGTCAGGATCGGGAAACACCAGCACCAGTGAAGTCATGTCGCCGACTTTGCTCATATCCAGGCCCGCGCCGCAAACAGCAAGCTCCATGTCCTCTTCCGTGAAATCTTCTACGCATTTGTCCCATGCAGGCATTTGCAACCAGTTGTCAACACCGGTGGCCCAGATACCGTATGTCAACCGCAGAAGGTTTGGCATCTCGCTGGGCGTTTGGATTGCATCGCGGATGTCGTGCAACAAATCGGCCTCGGCGATAACGTGGCCTAGAGCCGGGTTACATGACTTCGCAACATCCAACGAATCACTTCCGCCCTTGATTGCTTCGATTTCCGTTTCGGCTTCCGACCGAGAGACAGCGCAAACCATTGCAAAAAAATCATCATCAATAATTGCGCCGGAGAGGATTGCCTGCGCCTTCTCCCGCTGCCGATAGCAAATGCTTTGCAGGTTGTTCCCGGCGTTTGTAATGGCTAAGAACAATGGCTGCGTCCGCGCTCTAAAGGCGTATCGCAACGAGTTCCATAATTCGTCGCCATACCATTCGTGAAGCTCGTCGGCAATCACGCAATGGAGGCTGGGACCATGCTTGCCGCGAGGCGATGCTGAGACTGCTCGATAATACGAGCGGGTCGCATGATAGGCGATGTTGAAATTGGTATGATTGACCTTTAGGACGGCCGCCAGCTCCGGCGACCCCTCTACCATGTTCACCGCCTCGTTGTGAACGACACGAGCCTGATCTCGATCCGCACCGGTCGACCAGATTTCCGCCCCGGCTTCTTCGTCGCCGGTCAGCATGTAGAGACCGATACCGGAGGCGAGGGTGCTCTTATAATTTTTCTTTGGAATCTCGATGTACGTTCGCCGAAACCGCCGCGTACCATCGGGGCGCACCCAACCGAATAGCGGATAGATGATTTCCCGCCGCTGCCACTCGGTTAGCTCGAACGGTTTATTGGCCCACTCACCCTTGGAATGGCACAGATACTTGGGGAAATAATCACAGACATACTCGGCCAACCGCTCATTGAATCGACAGCCGTTGCGAATCGCGTGTTCGTCCGATGCGTTGCGCACCCACTGGTGCTGACTCTGGGCCGAGGCCACGATCTTGCCCGGCGGCTTCTTTATGTCGAGATTCCCGACGTGCAACGGCCCGTGTCGGTCGCGCCGGTAGGTGCCGTTTTCAAGATGCTCGGCAACACTCTTCTTATTCCAGCCGCCGCCGACCTCCCTGCCAGAGAGCTTGCGGAGGTCGATCAGTTGCTTCCGCAGCTTTTTTTCTGTCTCGGCGATTTTGTCGGGTGTAACTTCCATCATGCTATCGCGCAATAAAAAAGGGGCGCGGCGATTCCTCGCCGGCCCCGAACAGACCGCGATAGGTTCGGGCTATCTCGTCGGGTAGCTACTCCCGACTGTGGCCCTGATCGTTGACCGGCGAAATATCACCGGCCCCTGTTGTCGTTATGATTTCTCCAGCTTCGGCTTCTTGCCAGTGAACTTCTCTAATATGTTTACTCTAATATGCTCTGCTATCGCTCGCATTAAGTTGGGTGGTACGCTATTGCCGATGCGACTTTGAATGTCAGCCTTACTCCCTACCCACCTATAATCTTCTGGAAAACTTGAAAGCAAGGCTGTCTCAGTATCTGTCAACTTTCTCGGTATACTGTAGTGCCAATGACGGTGGCTTTTTATAGATGTGTTGGATGGTGCGTCTGGATTCAATCGTACCGATTGAAAAGAACCAACATATCGAACAGCCTTGCGAAGAGATTGCCCTAGCTTTGACTGGTACCATGCTGCAATTACTTGTGATTCGTGATTTCCTTTTATGCCTAC